CCTCTATAATTTCCTGTTTGCCAAGAACCTGCTGTTGTTTGATAAGTTGACCCTGTATCTAAAGAAAACATTACACTAATACCTGTTGTGTTATCTACAGTCCAAGTTCCTGAAGTATCTCCTGCAATAGTTACTGTTTTCTTTTCCCATGTGTTGGCTACAGACACAGTGTAATTTGTAACAAAACTTCTGGTAAAATCATTGTTAATTAATGATACAGGATATGTTCCTGTAACAGATGCCTTTACCCAAAATGATATTGTAACTGTTTGTGCATCTGAAGTACCCCAATTTAAGTAAGCTGTATTAAGACCTTCTATTTTTTGTCTTGGAGTACACAAAACACCTGCTGCTGTTGCTTGTGTTGTTGAGTTATTAGTTATTTTTAACGAATTATTAAACCCTGCTGGAGCATCTGTAACTTGTTGGTAAGTTTGAACATTAGTAACGCTTGACATTTGCAATTGAAATCTATCTGTCATATAGGTAGTAGCATTAGAGGTGGCACTAGCACCATTATTTCTTTGGTCTATTCTCATATCACCATTAATGATAAGATTCTTACCTACAGCAGCAGATGGTTGAACAGTTCCATCATTAAATGTAACACCATTAGTTCCGTTAATAGTTACTGACATTATTTATTTCCCTTTGGGTACTTTGCTTTTACTTCTTTTATATGGTCAAGCCATGTTTCTGTACCATCCTGTACATCATGGTATTGCATATCTAGTTGTTCAGCTAATGGTTTGTATTCTTGTTGTCTTTTATATTTGTATTCTTCAGGGTCTACCCAGTTATTAATAGCATCTAAATCTAATTCAATTTCATTTCCGTCTTTATCCCAAGCATACATTTCAGTATCACTTTTCCATTTACTTTTTGCTGCTTCAGGATATAATTTATGTATTGCTTTCATTATGCTGATACCTCCATAACTGTTATTGCTGGTTTTGCATAACCTAATGCAGCTGTATCGCTAAAGTTAGCAAAAAAGTATCTTGTTGCTGCTGATTCTAATTTTGCATACATCCCATAAGTTCTAGCAACAGTTGAACCAGAAGTTGTTTGTGCTTGTATTTGTATTTGAATAGCATCATTTATATCATAACTCATATCTCTTAATGAAGTATTACATTGTTGTTTACTACCTAAAGCAGCAGTATTAACATTAGTAGAATTTGTAATATCATATAGTTTCATTGCAGTCATTTGACTTCCATTATTGCCACCAAAAAGATAATTACAAGTAACTATTAATGTACTATCTGATGCTTTAGGTGTTATTGTAACTCTTAAATCAGAATCTACTTCTGCAAAAGAGGTTGATGTAAAGGTAACTAAACCTGTATCTGGTTGTACAGATACTACTTGTAAAACAGTACCTGTAGGAAAAGAAGCTATGGGAATATCACCTGATAATTTTGAAGCAGAAAGACTACTATTTGTATCTAATACTGTTCCTGTTGTTGCAGGTAATGTAAGTGTATTAGTTCCTGCTACTGCTGGTGCTGCAACTGTAATAGCTCCAGAGGTGTCTCCTGTTAATACTATATCAGCCATTATTTATCTTCCTTTGGGTATTTGTTTTTAACTGGCATAATCATATCTGTTTTCCATGCTTCTATACCATTGTGATAAATATAGTCTAGTTGTTCTGTAAATAGTGGGTATTCTGCTCGTCTTTTATCTTTATATTCATTGTTATCTATTTCTGTTTGAACTGCATTTTTATCGTAGACTACTTCATTTTCATCTTTGTCATATGCTACATCACCACGAATAGTAACTACATTAGGATGTAATTTTAATATTGCTTCATGTTTATTCATTATGCAGCTACCTCCAAAAGTGTAATAGTTCCCTCTGTAGAACCATCATTTACAGTAGATGTTTGTCCACTTACACTAGACTTAAATCCTAATGTATATGTTGTTGCTGATGTAGTAGATGGAGAATCAAGGTGCATATTAACCATATCTGATGGTTCTGAATTTTGATTATTATATTTAGTTGAAGCATTACCTGTTAGATTAGTACCTGATACTGTTCCTCTAAATATAGCTGTTACAATATCTGAAGAAGAAACACTCCTAGCAGTTGTTTTAGTTAAAATATATATTTTACTTGATGTGCTTGATGGAGTTATTGTTGCAGTTACTCCTGTACTTGTAAATGCAGCACCTGCACCACCTGTTGTTGTAGTTACTACTGTTTGACTCATTCCATATACTACTTGTAATACATGACCAGAAGAAGTTAATCCTGAACTGTTTACAATGGCTTTTGTTGTACCACCTGATTGTAATTCTATAATTCCTGATGTATCAGAGGTTAGTTTTAATCCATCACTTGTATCTGCATTTATTATTGTAGCCATATTATACTATCACCCATCTTTGCCCACTAGGAACTGTTACTGTTACACCACTATTGACAGTAATTGGACTAGCAGAAATACCATTATAATTTGTAGGAAATGTAAAACTTGTTGCTACAGTATCAGAGTTCAAAACAATACCATTAGAAGCACCTAGTTGTGGTGCTGTACCTGTATTGTCACCATCTTGGACTACTGCTTTTTCAGCAGGATAAGTACAGAATACATCACTTGTGCCAGACAAAGTAATTTTACTTCCAGCATTACTAGACTCTAATACAGTGTCTCTGGATAAAGTTGTGCCTGAAGCTGTATAAGTTCCTAGACCTACCTCATAGTCGTTACCACTTGTAATAGCATAGTAAGTTGTATTACTATTACCTATAGCAGCAAAAGATTGAAAACCTGCACTTGCTCCAGCCAGTGTGACTGTGCCTGTACCTGTTGTCGTTGTGGTTTCTTTTACTCTATCTTTTACGATAAGAGCCATGTTTTATCCTTACGCTAATTCTACAGTTAAATTACCAGTAGTGATTTTAAATATATCACCAGAGTCAATAGTTTTAGAAGCATCTAATGCTGTGTGGTATAACATATTGCCGCTAGTAGCTGCATCCCAAAGACCAATCCATCCTACAGTTCCCCATGAACCTGTAGCAGTTGGAAAGGTTACATCTGCATCTGTAGCAACCTGTCCTGATGTTCCAGAAGCAGTAGCAAAAGAAGCGGCAGTTCTAGCATAAGAGCCACCAGAAACTTCTGTTCCAGTTCCAGCATCTGTTGGGTCTGCTGTGTGTAATGATACATAAGGGTTATTTACTGCTGTAAAAGCAACCCCATTAAGTGTAGCGTTTAGAAGTGCGACTTCTAAATAATCCGACATTTCAGCCATAATAATTTACCTCGTTGAGTTAGTAATAGTAAGTGGTTGAGCAGGGTATTCTGATTCGTCATCACTCTTGCGTAGAGCTGTAACTCCTCTGTCATACATACTTGCCCATGTGTTAAGTCTTTCATCATTCATCAAGTATGGTTCTGCTTCACCTAGTGCAGCGTAAAGTAATAAATCAGGTGTATTTGCTAACCAAAGGTTAGATGAATTAGTGTCGCTTAAATATTCTGGTTTATAAAAGTAAACCATTTGTAGCGTGTAAACAGCATCAGGAATAGGAGCAAATTGAAACTCTGCACCGAGTAGTGTATATCTACTAGGTAATCCAGATTCTGCTGAATGAGCATTTCTAAAAAAATTACTTGTTGATAGAAATTTAATTGTTTGTGGTGGGTTGCCTTGCAAATGTAAATCTTTCATAGCCACAAAATCAGAAGGCAAAGATACTGTTTTATCACCTGCTGTAGTAGATGCAGTAGCAACTTTAATCATCTGTCTTATGCGTAAGTCTCTTAACAATCTATCTTCAGCCAATCTAATAAACTCTGGTATCTGGGTTGTTAAATCAGAACGAGCTAAATAATCAGCTATAGTCGCTTGTAGCGTTGTGTAATCTGTAAAAAATGCCATTTAGATTCTGCCCTGTTTTGTTCTAAAAAATCTATTGTCTGGGTCGTTTAACCATGCAAAGAATTTCTTTTGGTCTAATACATGAAACCCTCTCATTATTCCTTGTTGGTTTAACTTATCAATAACAGTCAAAGGTATAGATGCTATCTTGTTATCAAAGACATCTTCACCCCATTTTGTTGAGCTGTTATTGTATTCTTGTTTGTTCTTTTCAATAATGTCAGTTACATCTTGATTGGTTTCTACAACCTTTCCATCATCTGTATTATGTTCTTTAAATTTTCTCATTTTATTCTCAATAATAATACTGCCCCCGAAGGGGCAATATAATGTTTAACCTAAATTAAACTGCCAAGTCAGCAACGATACCATGTGCTTTCTCGTTAGATACTTGTAGAGTGTACTCAACAAGCATTTGATGTTTCTCACTGTCACCAGATTTAGCCAATAGATTTGACTCAAATGGTCGTAGTGTAGCAATAGATGCCATAGTTGGGTCAAGCACTAGAGCTTGTTCACCTGAACCTGTGCCACCATCAGCAGTCATGAATCTGTCAGGTACGACAGATAAAGTACCAAAGTCTGATAAGTAAACATCAGCAGCACCAATAATAGTTGTAGGTGCATTTTTTGGAGCTTCATAACGCTGTGCAGCAATACCTGCAAAACCAGATACTACTTGTTTTTGTGTAGGTGGAACAACTAACATAGTTGGATTACCACCACTTTCAAAAACTTTTTTAACACATTCTTTTAGTTTAGCTTCTTCAAAAGCTCCGTAGTTACCAGAACCTGCTGAAGTACGAGTAGCTGTTCCGTTACCACCTGCTCCTCCGTTACCACCTGCACCACCACCACCAGCACCAGCACAAGCAGCAGCACCAGCAGCACCAGCAGCACCAGAACCACCACCACCCCCGCCAGAAGTCCCGCCACCTACCGCAGGATTAGGAGAAGGGGACGAAATATTAACTGACGCGCAGAGAGCATTAAAAGGATTAAAAGCAGCTACAGGAGATAGCGTAGCCGGAGATGAAGATCCTTTTGGATTAGCAATTACTGCCGCTCTCGGTATTGCCTCCGTTGTAGGGGGTTTATTTATTAAGACTCATCACACTGAAAACGTAGTTCCAGAAGTAAAACCTCCTCCGAGAGTTGGCTTCGGGGTTCAGATAGGAGTATAAATTAATTAATTAAATTAAATCGATTTTTAACTATTTTTTTTATATTTCCATTAAGTATTAAACTAAATGGATCAGATTATCAAAATTGACGCAAATCAAGGAACTTTCGACACTTCGGGAAATAAAAGTACTATCGATATCGATATCCCCGCAGGTTTAGGTAATTTAGACCTTTCTAAATCTTACGTTAATATAAGGACTAAATGCTCGGTAGATATCACTAACGCCACTAACGAAGTCGCTAATTTAAATATGGAATATAGAGGGTCAGCTACAGGCGCTAACCAAAATATTCACTACCCCGACACCGCTTCTTTAATTGTTAATGCCTATATGGGAAGTAATAAGAAGGGTAAATTAGAAGATATTAGACACGTTGACATATTAAAAACTACTCTTTCCGCGTATAAGTATAATATGGCGGAACAGAAAAACGACGTAGGAAAAGCATCAGGAGTCCAACAGGCTCAGATGGTTAGGTCGTTAAGAATTAATGAAATTAATAAAATAGGAACTGATAGTTCGAGGAATACCTCCAATGATATTGTTATCCCGTTAAAAAATATTTTTAATATCTGTAAGG